GAAGTTTGACATTTCGTGCCTTTCAGTAGGTGATGTGAACATCGTAGCATACAGGTCTGACATTTTTGGGAGTTTTTTAAATGCTCCCGTAACTTGACAAATCTAGATCTTGCGGGACTAACCCGCTCAGGGGCGGTGTCAAGCTGACACGCTGGGTTTATGAAAGATTTTTTGAAAAGATTGCTAGGATTATGACTAGCCCTATAAGTTGCATCATTTGGCAGTCACCGCTTGCACAAATTGGTCTGCGTCAAAATTTGGGTTGTCATTTTGAAACATCTCTACAAAATCTTCCACAAGGTCTACCCAAACGCTAGGGTAAATTGTCTTTGCGTAGCCGTTAAGAATTTTGGCGGTTTCTACATAGTCTTTGCGTGTCATCATTTCTGTGTCCTTTTTTTGATTGAATAGTTAGATACTAGCATAGGGGTCTGACATTTTAGTTACACAAGTCAATCTGTGGGTGTATCAGGTGGGATTCCCCTGCGTCTAGCATTATGCCATCTAGCACACCCACGACTAGCCACCACATTTCGGCACTATCTGGCATTTCTAGGCGGTCAAACTCTTGAGCAGTATTGCGAGCGTGTGCGTAGCGGGCGGTGATGATTTCCTGAAGTGACATTTTTTGTCCTTTCGTTAGGTTGATGTTCTCATCCTAGCATAGAGGTCTGACATTTTTGGTACATTTTAGGGTGTGTCGTAAATTATTTTCAGAGTTTTTTTATGCGTGTCGTAACTTGACAAATGTGAGAATAGGCGGGACAACCCCGCCCTGGGCGGGTGTCAGGTAGACACCTAGTGTTTTAGAATGGGGCTAGGTCTGAAATTTCGTAGTTGTGAATTTCATCAGGGAATTGCTTACGGTCTGCACGTTGCATACCTGCCATAACCTCTTGTGCTTCTGCAAAAGTTTCGAATGTCCAATAAACATCTAGGTTGAGTGTGTCGTAGAGGTGAAATTCGTTAGCCATTTTTTTCCTTTGTTCGTTGTTGATGAATCTAGCATAGCATAGGGGTCTGACAAAAATGGGCTATTCGCCCATCTCGTAGAAAATTCCTTCAAGTACACCTTGAACCGTTCGCCAAGTTTCGGCACTATCCGACATTTCCATTTTTTCAAATTCTTCCGCAACAGTGCGGGCGTGTGAGATTTTCTTTTCGATGATTTCAATCATTTTTGCTGAGAGTGACATTTTTGCCCTTTCGTTGGCGTGATAAATAAATACTAGCATAAGGGTCTGACATTTTTGATACATTTCTAGAAATAGTTCAGACTTTTTTATGTTGTGTCGTAACTTGACAAATGATCGAAACGGGTGAGACCCGCAAGGGGTCAGCTGTCAAGGCGACACGCCGATAATTTGAAAGTTTTTATGAAAGAATAAAGCAAACGGCTATCATGGTGACAAATGGGGCAAACATAGCCACTACCTGCAAGGTCATGTCATAAGCGTCATACGCTTTACCCGTTAGGCGTTGGCGGTTATCTAGGTGGCGAACAATTGCAGCACTACCTGCAAGCGTTGCTAATATGGATACGAACAGAATAATTGTTGATGGCATTTCATGCCCTTTCGTTTGGGTTAGCGTTTATTTGCTAGGCTCATCAACTTGCGTTGCTTATTTGCTAGGCTCACCGCTAACGGTTAGGGTTAGTCACATTCGCAGATTATGCAGATGCGCTCTTCCCATTCGGCTAGTGTGTCACCGCATACGGCGCACTTTGTGTTAGTGGTGGTTTCGAAGTTTTGGTAATCAAGTGACATGTTATGCCCTTTCGTTGTTGTTATGGTTACACCTTAGCACAGGGGTCTGACATTTTAGTAGCGGTATTCGCCACACTCTACGCAACCGCATACGCTACAATCGCTTTGGGTGTCACACTTTGCACAATAGACAGGTACGGCATTTTCATCGCAAGCGAAACAGAATGATAGTTCGTCAGTAAGTAGTTCCAACATAGTTGCCTCTTTCATTAGGTTAATAAATTTATCTTAGCATAGGGGTCTGACATTTTATGGCTTGCACTTTTCGCAATAAACGGTAGCACCCACAATAACGGCAGATGACTTTGCCATAGATACGGCACAAGTGTTGCAAGTGAAGTAGAAGTTGTTAGCCATTTTCTGTCCTTTGTTTGTAGCGATGTAAACATCGTAGCATCTAGGTCTGACAAATACTGACACATACACACCTATTTAGGTAACAATTAGGTAACATTCCAGAATTATTTTGTGCGTTTCCTTAATTGACAAATGGGGTACAGCGGGTGTAAGCCCGCAGCTCGATCTTGTCAAGTCGACACGCCGATAAAAATAAAAAAAGATTTTTTCTAAAACACCCCCAAATGTTCCAAAATTGTCAGACCCCTATGCTACGCTTACAGAGTAAGCAAAACGAAAGGGGTCAGAAATGACAGAACTAACTTATGTTGAGAACATTACTACTACTAAGTGCGTAGAGTGTGGTGACAAACTCACCGATTGGGAAACTACAGGCTATTGCATCCTGTGTGAACCTGATGAGTATGAACTCTCATGAAATTGTCAGACCCCTATGCTAAGTTAGAACTATCAACCGAACGAATGGAGAACAAAATGAACAAGGTATTCCTAGTGAATGACTATGACGGCTACGCACTATCTGCACACGCTAATCGTGAATCTGCAGAATTGCGTGTATCTGAATTAGTGTCTGCAGATAAGCAACATTGGTTCGATACCTTTGGTGACCTTGATGGTGACTTTGATAACTACGAAATTGTAGAGATGGAGGTGAACTAATAATGGAAAAGCATTACAACCTATGCGATGAATACTCTGAATGGGTATCATGCCCTGTATGTGACGAACATACAGTATGCGCCTACTGTGTAGAGTATCTACTAGATGGAACTTTCACAGACTGTGCAGAGGTAGCCTAACCTCTGCACCACAGTGTGCCCGTATGGGCGCACTATCTTTTTTTGCGCCTACGATTCAAAATATGTATCGTACATCTAACAAAAATATTAACATTTTGCCAAAACTGATTTTAAATGTGACCAATATCACATTTATTAGAAATTTTGACGGGAACGTAGAAAAAGATCTGCACAATAATCACAATATGGATTTAATTTAACAGAAAATGCCTCTGCCAACCATTTAGCCTTAGATAGACCTACTTCGACATTACATTCTGAACATTGTAGCTTTTTGTTGAGCTTATATCCAATACTTACATAATTTTCACTCATGTTTTTAACTCCAAAGTCATTTTTACAACTTCATGCACAAATAATGTAAAAATAAATACTAGTGTATATTTTTTAAAGCTAAGTGTTTGTTTATCTAGCCAATATATCCAAGAAATTCCAGCATAAAGAAAAAAATAAAGAAAAATAATTCCTATCACGGGGCAACACGACCATTATCCACAAATGCTTTGTAAGTATCAGGCATCAATTCTGCAAAAATCGCCTCATATTGGTCTGCAACCTGTGAAATCTCAAATTGAGGGTAAGACGGGAAGCGAGAATCTTTATGTTTTGTGCGAAGTGACAAGAAATTCATCAGTGCACGAGCATTCATTGTCACATAAGCACTAGAATAGATGTTAAGTGGCAAAATTTCACGAGCAACTTCCTTAGCAACATCAAATTCAAGCATTTCGCAATACGCTCTGTAAGAAGCAATGCAAACTTCAGTAAAATTCTTGTTGACAAGGTAATGTTGGTTCTCATTTCCATCTTTGAAGTCATATTGACCTGCTTTACCTTGCTGTAAAAGCTTACGATCACGATTTGGAACATAAAATTCGGGTTCAAGAACCTTATAGCGACCAGATTCTTCATTATATGAAGCAATACGGTGGCGCATATGCTCTCTCCACACAAAAATGGGGGCTTTGACATAAAATGTCATTACAGAATGCTCAAATGGCGAGCCATGACGCTCACGCATAAGAAAATTAATCAATCCACTGTTATCTTCAGTAGATAAACTATTGGCTCTTTCTCCAATTGTTGAAACACGGGCAGCAAATGCCACATCATTGTCTGATGCTGAATGTTTAACTAATTGAACAGTCATTTCACTTGAGAATTTCATCTTGAATTTCTCCAAATCAGGTAAGCGAATGCCCAAGGAATCAAGCAAGCACCACCATATACTAAAATATAAAGCAATATGCGTTTAATTGTATCCACGAACTATCCTTTCTTTGTTTTTTTCAATTTGTTCTAAAATTTCGGGGGTCTTGAGAGAATCTTCCATATTCTGTAATCTAGTCAGATCAACACATGCATTTACATGCTCATCATACTTTTCAAAAGCTTTTTTATCAATAGGTACAATAACATTCATTTTATAGTATTCACAATTAGGGCAATGTAACTCACCTACACGATAAGATTGTAATTTTCTAGGCTTATCGGTAAACTTAAATGTTGGTTTCATTATTCTCTCTCTTTACAGTTGTTTAGATGCTTAGTATACGATAACTCTGCAGTATTTGTCAAGGGTAGCTGGCAAAGCATTTTAAAATCAAAGCAGAATGGGCATACTAAAATTTTTAAATTACTCATCATCTAGTGAAATGGCGGGATCTGGAGACAGGTACTTACCTGACTCATGTAAAGAGATCAACTTGTCTACATTAGTCTGATTACCTGTACCAGATGCAATAAGTGCTAATAAATCATATACTCTAAGCATCTGAATATACATCCCGCCAATTATCTCATATAACTCGCTCATAGTAGGTTCAGGAGTGTTATCTTTTAACTCTGACATTATTCCAACTTTCCCGTCAATTCTTTAATTTTACCATAAAAATCCGATCCTGGATACTTTTTATAATTACATTCTAAACAATATAAAAATACCTTGTCTTCGTAATCTATATTGGGAATAAGTCCTAAATGACCATCATCATTTCCACACACAATAGGTGGAACTAAACCCTCTGACTGGAATTTGTAATACCGCTGAAAAACACCAAAATTCATTATTAATATATTCTTTTCTTATATTAGTTATATAATTCTATTAATTATATTCTTTATATATATTATATATTATTTATAAGAACATACAAGACGATTATAATTATTATTTCAGAGGTTGTCAAATAAAATACATATTGCTATAATCAAGGAATGAAAGTATCATTTACGGGTGCGCCCGAATACATGGCTACAATGTATGGCTTTGGAAAAGCCTCATGGAATATCTTTTCATCTTTTCGGCGTTTGGGAATAGATCCCGTAGTTAAAGATGAAACTGCTCCTATCGGCATCTCATTTTGCCCTCCTCACGATTATACATTTGCAGAAAATCAATACAAAATTGGATATACTCCTTGGGAATCAACAGGTTACTTTGCTGGTTGGTTAGAAAATGCAGCAAAATGTGATGAAATATGGACAACATCTCGGTGGAATAAAGAAATCTTTGAAAACATGTTCAATAGAGAAGTCTTCGTTTATACACACGGCATAGATCATAACTTCTCTCCAAAGAAAAGAAAGTATGACATTTCTGCTCCCTTTACTTTTTTGCATGTAGGTGAACCATTTAATCGTAAAGATGGTCAACTAGTTGTAGATACTTTTATTCGTCTTTACGGAAATGATCCTCGTTATCACCTAATTATGAAATGTACCACTAGAAATGAACTTTGGGTAAATTCAAGTGATGGTCGGGTAAAACCAGATCAGGCTTATAACAATATTACAATTTACAATGAAGTCTTTTATCCTCATGAATTGCTGGCTTTGTATTCAGTTGCCCATTGTTTTATTTACCCAAGTTGGGGTGAAGGGTTTGGATTTAATCCATTACAAGCTATGGGAATGGGGATTCCTACTATTTGCACAAGTGGCTGGGCAGAATATTCAAATAGAATTACATTGCCTCTGTCTTCCACACTCACTACTTCCCCTTGGCAAGATGCACATCCTGGAGAACAATTAAAGCCAAATGCACAGGAATTAGAAATGCTAATGCTAGATGTAGTTCAAAACTATGCAAAATACACAGATATTGCTTTTAAAAATGCATTTAAGTTACACGAAGAGTATGATTGGGATCTAGTCTCAAGACCCGCCGTTGGAAAATTAAAAAAAATATTAAAATCTAGATTTTAGAAATCAATCATGATACACTAGAAACCTACATTAAAAATTGAAAAGGTCGTGTTATATGAGCGGGATTGCAAATCCTTATGAAAACTTTATTGCCCTTAGCCGTTATGCTAGGTGGATTGAAAATGAAAACCGAAGAGAAACTTGGTCAGAGACTGTAGATCGTTATTTCGATCATATGGTTAAACATCTTAATCAAAAACATGGGTATGTCCCAGAAGATAAATTGGTCAAGGAGCTAAAGGATTATGTATTTGCTCGCAACGTAATGCCATCTATGCGTTCCGTTATGACCGCAGGTCTTGCATTGGAACGAGATAATGTTGCAGGGTATAACTGCTCATTTCTCCCTGTAGACTCACTTCGTTCATTCGATGAGGCTATGTATATCCTCATGTGCGGAACTGGAGTAGGTTTCTCGGTAGAACATATGTATGTAGATAAGTTGCCAATTGTTAATGAACATTTTGAGAAGACAGATACGGTCATTATCGTAGAAGATTCAAAGGCTGGTTGGGCTAAGGCACTTCGTGAACTAATGGCATTACTTTATCAGGGTCAGATTCCCGCAATTGACATTTCTAAGGTACGTCCTGCAGGTGCAAGACTAAAAACTTTTGGTGGTCGTGCATCTGGTCCACAGCCCCTAGTAAACTTATTTGATTTTGCAATCAAGACCGTTCGTGGAGCAGCAGGTCGTAAACTTAAGCCAATTGAAGCGCATGACATTATGTGCAAGATTGGTGAGGTAGTTGTAGTTGGAGGAGTTCGCCGTAGTGCTATGATTTCACTATCCGACCTTAACGATCATGATATGGCAACCGCTAAAGCAGGTGCTTGGTGGGAAAATACTGCACAACGTGCATTATCTAACAATTCTGTAGCATATACAGCAAAGCCAGAAATGAATGACTTTATTGCTGAATGGAAGTCCCTATATGACTCAAAGTCTGGAGAGCGTGGCATTTATAATGTTAAAGCTGCTCAGGCACAGGCTGCAAAATATGGGCGTAGAGATGAAAACATTCACTATGGAACCAATCCTTGTGCTGAAATTATTCTTAGACCATATCAATTCTGCAATCTTTCAGAAGTCATTATTCGTGAAAAGGATACAATCTCTGAAATCCAGCGAAAAGTAGAACTTGCTACAATTCTTGGAACTTGGCAGTCAACATTAACAGACTTCAAGTATCTTCGTAAAATTTGGAAAGACAATACAGAGGAAGAGCGTCTTCTTGGCGTTTCAATCACTGGTCAATTTGGACATGAACTTATGTCAGGTCAGGCTGGACTAGATTCTCTTGCAGATACGTTAAATCATCTTCGTGAAGTTGCAGTTGAGACAAATAAGTTTTATGCTACAAAAATTGGAATTAATCCATCTGCAGCAATTACTTGCGTTAAGCCATCTGGCACTGTATCTCAGCTAACTGGTGTATCTTCAGGTATGCATCCTTGGCATAGCGATCATTATGTTCGTACTGTTCGTGGGGATAAAAAAGATCCTCTGACACAGTTCCTTGCAGACTCTGGAATTCCCGCCGAAGATGACTTCATGAAGCCACAGGACACCACAGTATTTAGTTTCCCAATTAAGGCACCTGCGGGAGCAATTACTCGTAAAGATTTAACTGCGACCCAGCATTTGGATATTTGGCTTACCTATCAACGTGCATGGTGTGAGCATAAGCCATCAATCACTGTTTCTGTTCGTGAGGAAGAGTGGATGGAAGTGGGTGCTTGGGTATTTAAGAACTTTGATGAACTTTCTGGAGTTTCTTTCTTGCCACATTCAGATCATACATACAAGCAAGCTCCTTATCAGGAAGTAACTGCTGAAGAATACGATGATTTTGTAAAAAGAATGCCAGATACTATTGTTTGGGAAAATCTTTCACTTTATGAAACAGAGGATAATACTACGGGAATGCAAACGCTTGCTTGCGTATCTGGTGAATGTGATATTGTAGATATTGGAAAGTAATGTATAATTAATTTATACCACCCGCTCCCTTTAGGGGCGGGTTTTCTTTTGAGCCAATAAAGTGGTATAATTTCAGTATAAATCTTTATGAAATGGTAGTGTTATGGCAACAATTAATCAAAATTACAATATTGTACAGGGTGACTCCTTCCTCTTAGATGTTACTTGGACAAGTCCGTCTGGAAGTGCAATAAACCTTTCTGGATATTCTGTTAGCTTTGAGGCAAGAGATATGCCAGGAGGATCTCTTTTGTGTACCTCTGGATCTATGTCATCTATACCATCAAGTGGTTCTTTTGCTGGATATCAGTTATCTACACCTAGTGCAAGTTCTGGAACAATCAAAATAAATATAACTGGAGAAAATACTGCATTTTTTAATTATCCAAAAACATCTTATCAGTTAAGAGTAACTAGTCCTTCTGGTAATAAGTCAACTTTGGTTAAAGGTTGGTTAAATGTAGATTCGGGAACCATTGAACAATGACCGATAGCATTATTTTAAATAATACAGTTAATTCTGTAAGTGCTGTTGAAGTAATAAATTCAATTACAGTTGTATCTCCAGGTCCACAAGGACCAGCGGGAACTTTTAATGCTGGAACAATTCCAACAATTTATCCAATTACAAACACATCTGGAAGCATTGGTCTTAGTTCTTCTTATACTCAAGCAAGTGCAACTTATTCAAGTTCCGCCAATTACGCTGTAAGTTCTGGATCTACAGCATTTTCATCAAGCGCAACCAATGCGGGATATGCAACAAATTCTGGTTCATCTACTTACTCAAGTTCTACTGGATTTATTTTAGGTTCAAACGTATTAGGTCTGGTAGCAAGTGCAACTTATTCAAGTTCTACAACATACGCAAATAATTCTGGAAGTTTGGGTGGAATTTTAAGTAGTAATTATGCTTTACAATCATATGCTAATTCAGCAAGCCTTAATGCTTATAATCAAGCAAGTGCTTTTTCTACAACCACCTCTAACTCTGCATCACTTAACGCATATAACAATGCAAGTGCATTTGCAGTAACACAGTCAAATAGTGCTTCACTAAATGCATATAATAATGCATCTGCTTATGCTTTATCTGCAGCAAACTCCGCATCTCTAACTGCATACAATAATGCATCTGCTTTTGCAGTAACGCAATCAAATAGTGCATCACTAAATTCTTACAATTTGGGGATAACATATGCTAACTCCGCATCTCTAAATGCATACAATTTAGGAGTATCATACTCTAATTCAGCATCATCAAATGCCTATAATTCCGCATCGACATATGCAAATTCTGCATCATCCAATGCTTATAATCTAGGTATCACATATAGTAATTCAGCAAGTTTAAATTCTTATAACAATGCAAGTGCATTTTCAGTTACACAGTCAAACTCTGCTTCATTAAATGCATACAATAATGCATCTGCTTTTGCAGTAACTGCTGCAAACTCCGCATCTCTAACTGCATACAATGCAGCAAGTGCTTATGCTTTATCTGCAGCAAATTCTGCATCTTTAACTGCTTATAATCAAGCATCTGCTTTTGCAGTAACTGCTGCAAACTCTGCATCTTTAACTGCATACAATGCAGCAAGTGCTTATGCTTTATCTGCAGCAAATTCTGCATCTTTAACTGCTTATAATGCAGCAAGTGCTTATACTGCTACTGGATCACATAACAACACAAGTGCATCAGTTGGATATGCAGCAACAGCGGGTAATTCTAGTAGTACATCGCAGACATATTTTTCATCTGCAACATTTGGAACAACAAGTAATGCAGGTGTTACAGCATCTGGACAGATATATACAGGGGTAAGCACACCACTTGCAAACTTTGCGGGAACTGCAAGTGCTCAATTATCTGTTATTCCATCATCATCCGTAAGTAATATTGGTCTTATTATTAGAAAAAATGGTTCTTCAACCTCTAATCTACTTGAAATTCAAGATTCAGCAGGAACTTCATATGTTACTGTAAATAGTACGCATGGATTATCTGCAAATGCTACTTTTTCAACAAGAGCTTCATCTGGTGCTAGTGATGCAATTACTATTGGTACAACTACGGGGTACTATGGAGATTTGCTTAGATTAAATAACTCCGCTGCAACAAAGGTAGGTGGTATTAATCAAACTGGTCAAATTTGGACAGGCTCTACACAACCATTGTTATTAAATCAAGCTTCAACAATTACTAGCATGACAGTTTTAGCTGGATCAAATGCTTCTGTAACTTTAGCAAACCATACTTTAACCACTGGTCAGATTGTATACATCTCTGGTGTTACTCCCACAACATATAATGGAACATGGAATGTTTTGTCAACTCCCACCGCATCTATGTTCACCATTGGTAATACTACTGGTTCTGCATGGACTTCGGGCGGTTCTGTTGGATATGCCCCACAAATGTCTATTGCAGCTTCCTCAAATGTTGCTGGACTTATTTTGAAATCAATAGCAGCAGATACTGGTGCTGCCACAAATATGATTGAAGTGTGGGGTTCAACAAATAATAGCACACTATTTAGTGTAAATAGATTTGGTCAGGCACAAATTGCTGGCTTAAGTTCCACAAGTGTTCTTGGTGCGAATAATACAAATGGTTACACAGTAATAAGAGCATTAAATTCAAATGCTTCAGCAGCAGTATTTGTGGGAAGAGGTGTGTCTACTCAGCAAGCAGACTTACTACAAATACAAAATAGTTCTACTTCGGCAATTTTTGCAGTAAATTCAATTGGTCAACTATTAATAAATTATCCTAATGGTACACAATTCTCAGCATCCCCTGCTATGATTTCTGCATCTACATTAAATGCAACAACTAAAGGAATTCTTGTTCAGGGTTCTGCTTCTCAAACTGCCAATTTACAAGAATTTCAAAATTCAGCAAGCACTGTTAAGTTTGCTATTCAATCAGATTATCCATCATCATCTGCAACTGGTGCATCATCATCATATGGAGTATGGATGTATTTAGGAAATACAGCTTTAGCACCATCATCAAATCCATCGGGTGGTGGCTATATGTATGTTGATTCAGGATCTTTAAAGTATAGGGGACCTTCAGGTACAGTTACAACATTGGCGGTACCGTAATGTCTTATAAATTAAATATTTTATCTGGCAACCCAATTTCTTATTATACTCTAAATGGAACACTTTATGATGAATTAAATTCATCAGCATCTGCAACAGCAACAAACTATTCTTTTACAACCCCTCCAGTAATTACAAATAGCGGTTCTGCTTTTAAAAATTTATTCACAACATCTATATCTTTTCCAAATAATAATTTAGAAGCATTATCAAAAAACTTTGAGGATAAAACTTTTACTGTTTCTTTTTGGTTTAGTTTAAACAATCAATTAACTGGTAGTGGGTATGGCACTAATCCAATAAATACAACAAATAACAAATTAGATTTATTTCATGTAAATTCTACAACTCCCAAAATATTTACTGTTTATTATGATTATATTTCAAATACAATACGTTTAAAAGTTGCGGGATCTGCAAATACTGAGGCATACATACCATTAAGAGATATGAATACCGCATATTATGTAGTTGCAACATATTATAATAAAAAATTATCAATAGTTGTTAATGGTGAGCAAGGAGTTCTTGGATACGTCTATGACGCATCAACAATAACTAATTATGACAAAAGTACACTATACTATTCTTTAGGAAGCAGTATGGGTTACAACTTAAAAGTAAATCATTTCCTGATAAGTGATATTGCTATGTATAATCGTCAACTTAATATTAGAGAAATTAATCAACATTTATCTTGGGCTTTTAATGATGCAAAACCAACGTCATATTCTAAACAATCTTCTGAAATATCTTTTGTAAACATAAAAGCTTCAGAAAATTCTTTAAATTATGTGTCTAATATTTCTGGTAAAGATTTTAATGCTAAAGGAATTTATCGCAATTTAAATATAGATAATTTTGGATTATCTCCCAAAAAAAATGATAGATCTAGTTGGGTAACTTACTCTGGAAGTCCTACCATCACAACCAGCAGTTCTAATGGAATTTCTTGGTCTGGAATAGGCGGAGTAAAATTAAATAACATTTATCCTCAATTTAATTTACCAATATTTATGATAAATTTGCAAATTAAAAGATCAAGTGTCCAACAAGAAAATATTTTTAGTTTTGAAACATTTAATGACAATTCTTATATATATCTGAGCACTAGTTCTTTAAACTATAGTTTGAATTATTTTAATCCAATAACAAATTTATCAAAAGTAATTTTTTCAACTGCTTCCGCCCCATCTAGTGGTTCAGCAAACATAGCTCTAGTATTTGATACAGGAACTATTTATTTATATACGTCTGATGCAGGTTCAGCTGTATATGACAGATCAAGTGACATAACACTAAAAAATATTAAGTTTACAAAATCTACAAACATTGTTATTGGTAATTTTTCAGCATCACCATCTACATTTTCTTCAAGTGTTAAAAATGTTGGAATATCTGAAATAACAACTTATAGTTTTAATTCATTTAATTGGTCAAAACCAGTCACACTGATGACAAAGTTGACAAATACAGAAGATCCTTATGTTGTTTCTCAGTATGGTTATTGGCAAACATCAGTGCCAGTAACAAGAATTAATAATTCTTTCATATCTCAAGTTGATTGGAAAACAATGGATAATTGTATTGTTTCAACCTCAACGGACAATGGTTCAAGTTTTTTTGTTATAAACAAAAACTCACCAATTAAAAATTATAATTTATCAAATATTCCTAAAGATGCTATTGTAAAAGTTGAACTTTATACAGATTATTATGTAGAAAATAAAACTCAAAGTTTTAATAATTTATCAATAAGTATTGTAGACACTGTTCAAACAAAAACTGATTTAAATTATTATAATCTCAAACCAATAATAACATCATCAGCAACAAGCCCTTCTTTTAAGAATGGAAGTATCCCTATTATTTCAAATCCATCAAATTTTGGAATTAAATTTTCTGGTGCATCTGCTCAACCCCCAGCATATTTATCTGCATCCACACAATTTGGAACTTTTGGCGGGATTGATTTTTGGTTCAGAAACGATAATTTATCTGGCTCTGCAATTATTATTTCCAGTGGAAGTAGTATCAATGTAGAACCATTTGCCTATATATCCAATTCTGGCTATTTAGTACACAATGCTTCAATAGCATATGTTAATGGAGCGTCTGTAGTGTCTGGTTCGGCAAAAATTGATTCTGGAACTCCTTACCATATAGCAGTAGTTCCAAGTGCTTCAGTTTCAGCAAGTTCTTTTTACATGAATGGTCATCCTAATACTGCATCAATAAATACATCTTGTGCAACATATGGAATGATTAACATTTGGACAAACCAGCCAAGTTCAAGTGTAATATCATCCGTATACAATGCTTATGCTGGAAGAATTACTCAAACAATTATTGATGATAATACTACAAAGATTGTTCCAAACTTGGCAAATGATTCTGTATTTGCTTATAAAATTGGTTAATTCATGTACAATAATTTGGTTTTCATAGATAAAAATGGTAAAATCTATTTATGGGTAAAATGAAAATGACACAAATTGAAGAAGTAAGCTATGGATTATATCTATGGGAAATGCCAAGTGGAGCAGTTGTGACCGATGAAGAGGGCAACTATTTAAATGTAGCAGCTATGAAGGGTGATGTTAGAAAAATTAATGCACTAAGACAAGCAGCAAAATCACTAGGTTTAGAAGAAGGAAAGCCAATTTGGTTTTCAGGACATAGACAAATAACTGATGATGAATATCAGCAACAAAGAGAACGCATGGAGTGGGGACTAATTCCTGATGAATTAGATGTACCTGCCATTAAAGAAGATCTTAAAGAGAAAAAGAAGATGGGTATTATTTAATGTCAGAATTATTAGATGACGACAACCTACAAACAATTAGAGTTGTATCCGATAGAGATAGAATCAGACAAGAATCAGAAGTACATTTTGATGACCCATTTTCAAAAAGCTGGGATGATTTAAAAAAGATTGATGGTCTTAGTGAAAACTTTAAGCGTAGAGCAAATAGATTAGAAAAATCATTTACTGGTATAGATGATGCAAAATCTAAGAAGTTAGATCCGCTTGACCTAACTGGATATTCCCTGTTTATGATTGTTCAGCCCCCATATAATGTTATGTACCTATCTCAACTCTTTGACTTATCACCATTTCATCATGCAGCAGTAGAAGCAAAAACTGCAAATATTATTGGACTAGGTTATGACTTTGAAGAAACACAACAAGTTTTAGATAAAGTTGAAGATGTAATGAATGATGCAGTCAAATTAGATAAACTTCGCAGAAAAATTTCTAAAGGTCGTCAGGAATTAAAAGATTATTTAGAATCTATGAACTCTGACGATGGTTTTCTAGAAACTATGAAAAAAATTGTAACAGATTTAGAAACAACAGGAAATGCCTACCTTGAAATTGGTAGAACATCATCTGGAAAAATTGGTTTTCTTGGTCATATTCCTACAATCACTATGCGTATCCGCCGACATAGAGATGGTTTTGTGCAGGTTGTTTACAACCGCTATACATTCTTTAGAAATTATGGAGATACCACAACGGAAGATCAAATTGGTACAGATCCTCGTCCAAATGAAGTAATTCATTTTAAAAAATATTCACCAACTAACACCTATTACGGAATTCCAGATGTTATTTCTGCAAAGAATGCTATTGCAGGTGATGAATTTGCACAGCGTTACAACTTAGACTACTTTGAGAATAAGGCTGTTCCTAGATATATTATTACTGTTAAAGGTGCAAAGCTAAGTGCAGAC